TGCCGTTCTAGGGTCTACGCGGTAGGATCCGCATAAGTCCTCGTTATAGAGGTTCGCTCTTTAACACAAGTATTTATCACAAAAGGAAAAAGCCCGACACAGTTAAGCATCGGGCTTTATAATAAAGGTGGGTGAAGGACTTGGGTTTACCTCCAACTAAACGTCTAGATACCTTTCATCTGTTACGTCTAGCACCTTGCTCTGTCTAGTATGACAGTGAGCGCACTGCTTGTCTCCAAACTCTACGCCGGGCACTACCCCTAACAAGTGCGCTTATCCTCTCTAGAAACAGGATTATTAGCGCCAACCCTTGTAACAACGTCTTGCTACAGTATTAATAATAACATCACTGCAACAAAAGTCAACCACTTTTTTGCATTTTTTCTAAGAAAAAATTAACTTTTTTTTGATGATGCTGTTTGATGAGTTTTTGAAAGCACCAAAAAGTGAATCTATTCATAACACTTCTCCTCGTTAAAGGTTAAAGTGCGTTCCTTCGCCTTATGCTACTTCCGTCCCGTAGGATGAACGTATAATTATTTAGTCATAAAAATAGGCCCCGTAGGGCCTATTTTCGTTTTAGTTAAGTTTAAACTTAGCTGAAAGATACGTTGCCGTTTGTGATAGCAACTTTACCTAAATAGTCAGCTGCGTTACCTAGTGAAGAAGCTGTGTTAGATAGCTCAACATATCCGTAACGTGTCATGAAGCTCACGACTGGTTCGAATGTTGCTGGGTCTAGTACAACACCGCTGCTCATTAGTGGGATGTATGGGCAGTAGAACGCTGGTGCGTCTGACTCGCTTGAACCCTTGTAACCAACTAGTACTGCTGCGTTGTCTGCGCTGTAAGTATTTACATACACTTTCATTGCATTGTTCAATGTACCAACCATTTTAGTATTAGTTGGTGCTTCGAATGTACCTTCAGTTGTACGTGCAAACGCTGAAGTTGTTGCAGACTGTAGAATTGTTAGCGCGAATGGGCTAACAACTGCATAGTTACCTGCACCTCTGCGTGTACGCTGTGCAATCAAGTTAGCAACTCTGTTGATTTGAACTGCAAGTGCTGCGTGTTCGTCACCAACGAAAGTAGCTGTACCTGAAACTGCTGCTTGGTCATATGTTTCAGCGGCTGTGCCTGCTAGTGTATCTAGTGAAGCAAGAACTTCTTGGTCAATCTCAGCAGTAATTTCTTGTGCTAGAGCAGCCATGATTTCAGCTTCAACGTCAATTCCGTGCATTGACTGTGCATCTTGAGCTGCCTCAAAAGTCCAGCGAGCTGATAGCTTTCTGGTCTTTGCTTCGACAGTTTGTTTCAAGATTTGAATTGACATTCTGTTACCAGCTTGTCCTTCAAGTGTTGCTGTTGCATCGGCTTTACCACTTGTAGTATTACCTGAATATGCTTCAGCAATTTTGAATGGGCTTAGAGCCTCTTCGCCTGCAACTGCGCCACTTGCGCCTGTGCCTGCTGTGTCCGCATAGCGAACTCTTAGTGTGTGGATTTGACCCACTGGACCAGTCATTGGCTGAACGCCAACTAATTCGTTTGCGATGACTGTTGGCATCACACGTCTGATCACTGGTAGTATAACACGGTTAAGTGTTGCGACATTACCGGCAGATGTAGCACCAGCTGTAGCACTCTCTGACAAATACTTGCGTGTATTTTCCAAAGTAGCTGCCATAACTGCTTTCTTATTGCCTGCTAGGCCTTCAAGAAGTGCGCTTTTGGTATCTTGCCAGCGACTTTCTAGTAGTTCTGACATAATTATCTCCTCAATTTAAGCCAGCTAAACGACGAATGTCTAAGACATTGCTATCATCTGCTGGTTTACTACTAACGTTAGTATGTGACACTTCGTCACGGTTGCCTGTTACTTCTTTGCCTTCTGCTAGTACTGCCTTCTGCTTTGCTGGAGTCCCGCCGTCAATAACTGATGGAAGATACTTGTCAAACTGCTTGCGTAAGCGATCAGTTTGTACACTTTCCAGTAAGTCTGTCATAATCTCGCGCTGGTCTTTGCTTAGTGGCGCAACCAGTTCGTTCATAATCTCTTTGCGATTTGCTGCTTCAATCAAACGCTGCTTTTCTTTGTTTGTTGATTCTGCAATTGTTTTCGCTTTTGCAGCAAATGCTTTTGCTTCTGAAAGTTGCTTGTCTTTAGTGTCAATAACTTTTAGAAGTTTAGCAGTTTCACTCTTTTCGTTTAAGTGACTCATGCTATACTCATTTGCAAATGCTTCAAATATTTTACGACCAAAGTCGTTTCTACGTGCTGATTCAATATCTTCTTTGAGTGAAGTAATTTCACTCTTAAGTTGTTTACCAACCATTTCAGATACTGCTGTAGCACTTCTTTCGATAAAGTTTTTCTTAACTTTAGCGAAGTGTGTTTTGGCTTCACGTACAAGGCGTACCTTTGTTTCAGCCAAATCTTTTTTATCTTCATAAAATTCTGCAATTTCATTTGATAGGGCGTCAACTACAAACTCTTCTAGTTTTGCATAGTTTTCTTGCATTGCTAGTTTATCTGCATGTAGTTCTTTAATTTCTTTTTGTAGTTGTTCTACAACGAAACCTTTTAGAAGCTCTGAGTTTTCACGCATTGCAATAGCATATTTTGCTTTTGCTTCTGCAAGTTGCTTACGATCATCAGCAAATTCTGAAATTTCCTCAGCTAGACGCTCTTCAAGCATTTTATCAATAGCATCAACCATTGTTTGCTTGTCATGCTCGTACTTCTGAGCAAATTCTTCGCGAAGTTCTGCTGTCGCAGACATTTTATTTTCGCGAACCTTTGCTTCCCATGCCTCTTCAATTTGAGCCCTGATCTCTTCGGAAACTACGTCATTTTCAAAGAGTGTTTTCAGTGCATCTATCATTACTTTCTCCTAATTTACTGGAGTTTGTTGATTATGTTAATCAACGATTCCTTTAGATACTTTTGTGCCTTGTCATCATGTTTTGTTGCCTGAGCTAGTTCGTAAGCCTTATATCCTCCTCGAGCATTCATTAAATGTTCGTAGATTGGTGTTGGATATGCACCAGGGGCGCTTGGCTGTGCCACAACGTCCACGGTGATTATTTCAAAATCTGAAACAGTATTGCTACCGTCTTCTGATACGTTACCAGAGCCCCTAGATGAAACACCTAGTTTAACTCCGCTTTCAAGCATTGTTTTAACTAGCTGTCCCATTGGGGTTGGTAAGATTTTTAATTTTCCATAACCATTTGCATCGTCCATCCACATTTCAGATATCATGTGTGATACACGATCTAAGTTTATGTTAAGTCCTTCTGGATGATCTACTTCGCCGAGAACTGAATAACCTCCGCTGATTTGATCGTTGAGAGTTTTGACAGCCCTGCCAATTTCATTTACAGGATACACACGCTGGTTAGCGTTGCGTACTCCGCCTTGTATACAAATACCCTTCATATACAAGTCTTTTCCTTCATTAGCAGACTCGACGACCATTCTTGCTTGGTCAAATGTCATATGCTCTCGTAAGTTTCTCATTCATAAAGTCCTTACTTAGCTGCCAATCATTGACTTCTTGTCAGCTGCGTTTTCGGGCTTACCTTTTTTCTCAGCCCCATGGCCCGGCTCATTTTTTGTGCCTTTCTTAGCAGACATACCGCCTGGAGTGTTTCTGTTCCCTGCGTTGTCTTCTTTAGCATTCATGTCACCTAGACCAGCATGGTCGCCACCCTTTTCTTCACCGCCTTTTACGATGTTAGCAGTAGTGCCGTCTCCCATTTTGTTTGGGCTTGCATGTGGTGATTTTGTGTTGTCACCGTTATCGCCCATTGATGCGCTTACTTTTTCTACGTATTCGCGCATTTCTTCGCCTGCTGTTTTAGCTGTAGCTTCTTTGGCTTCTTCTTCTGCCTCTTCTACTTCTTCATCAGCTGCTTCGTCCACTTCTTCATCAGAAGCTTCATCTACTTCTTCGTCTGACTCATATGCGAACATTTCTTCTTTTTCTTCGTCGCCTTCGTCATCCATGTCCATGTCCATGTCATCGTCGCCGCCTTCGTCGCCAGCCATCATTTTTTCAAATTCTGCTTTTAGATCTTCTAGTGCGTCTTCTAGGTCTTCAACACGGTCTTCCATGTCGCCTTCGCCTTCTTCGTCGCCACCTTCTTCGTCGCCGTCTTCGATGTCACCCATCATATCGTCTGCTGCATCGCCGCCCATGTCGTCCATTGGGTCAGCTTCAACTTCAAATTCATCTAGATCAAAGCCTTCTTCAACTTCTTCGTCGTCATCATCGTCTTCGTCTTCTGCTTCGTCTAGTTCTTCGTCTGACTCATCTACTTCTTCGTCTGCTGCTTCTGTTGTTTCTTCGTCGTCTGACTCGTCAACTTCTGCTTCATCTTCTAGTAGTGATTCATAAATGTCTCTTGATTTTTCTACCACAATCTCGTGGAATAGCTCTTCAGCGCCTTCCTTATCTTCATTGATAAGACGCTCGAGCATTTCTTCAAATTTACTGCGATCTGCCATTTTAAACTCCTATAAATGTTTGTACGCCTACAAGGCGTGGGCTGTCATATAATATTTAACAAAAACGGGAAAAAGTACGTAGAAATAGGCTCAAAACGAGCCATTTTGTTTATTTATCAGGATTTTGCAAGATTTTTTCCAAATCTTGCACAAAAATATGTTCTAAATTAGGAATATTTTCTAAGTCTTTAGGTATAAATCCTCTTTCATCAACTACTCTTATATATCTTTTTTTAGTATTTTCTTTAAGAACATTTACTGTTTGACGCATCCAATTTCCAAAGTATGTTGCACTATCGCCAGACTTTTTATAATTGAAAGAGTCTGCATAAATGTTATTAAAGCGTTTACCGTCTTCTAAACCCTTGTAGTCAAATCCTAAAATATAAATTGTGTCGTTGTCGTGTTGACTTGCAAGCCATAATGCTGTTGGTCCACTACTCCAACCTTTGCTTGGTTGAAAATAATTAAATCCTCTATAGTTTGTGTATGCTTTATTAGGATTTGTCCAAACTTCGTGATCACGTTGATAACCTGCTTTGTGAATTTCAATTATCATTTTTGTATCAACTGCTACAAGGTAATCTGGATCAAACTCTCTATAGAGTGCGTTACATCCGTAAATTTTTCCTGCTGCTTTTAGCATATGCAAGTCAATAGACTTTCTGCTTAGACCATTGCCTAATACAAATGCAATTTTTGAATCTTGAGTTCTTTTAGAAAGTTTGTTAGCATGTTCTGCTATTAAAGCATCACGCTTTGCATACTCTTTTTCCAACCTGGATCGTTGCTTGGCAGCTCTGCGCTGTGCTTGTATTACTTTCCATTGTTGTTTTGTATATTTAGATTTGTCAATTTTGCCCATCAAACTCCACCGGCTTCAGCATTAGCAGCAATTCCGTACATTTGTCTTACAAAGAACAAGTCATTCTTTGTTTGCTCTGTATGTAGTTCATTAGCTTTGCGAACCCGATTGATTTGACGTAGTGTTAATCTTGTTTTACGAGTATCATCCATGTCAATAGGAGAAGAATCGTTTTCCGGTTCATAAGACTTGTCGTCTACCGGGTCAATTGTTTCTTTATCAAAATAAAATAGTTCTCGTAGTATCATATTATTATTTATACCGTTTGGTCAGTTGCCGGTGCCGCTGCTGCGCCTCCTACACTCTGATCTGTAACTGTTTCTGGTCCTTCGCCAGCGCCACCGTCTACAGGTGCTTCACCTGTGTCGAGTTCATCTTCTGCGCTGCCAAGATCGGATTCAAGTCCTGCACCACTAATTCCTGCGCTGCGCATTTCAGCACCTGCGTCTGTTGGTGGTGTTTCTAAGTTCTCGTCGTTTTCTTCACGCCACAAGCGTTCATTTTCAGCAAGCTCTTCGGCAGTTAGTCCTAAGAAGCGTTGCATTGCAAAACGATTTGAAATGTAAGGTATAGCACTCATCTGTGTAAATGTTGGAATACGTGCGTTATCAATTTCACTTTGTCTGTATGCTGCAAAGTTTTGTGGAGGCTGGAATCTAATATCAAACATTGAAGTATCAATGTTTACGCCTTTTTCTAGTACATATCTTTTGAATTCTGTGTCAAAGTCTTCAGCAACTAAGTTTTGTAAACGTTCACAGTAAGTGTTGAATCTTAATTCTTGGATGTAAGCAGTGCCGACTCGTCCGTCATTGTATTGAGCAGCACTGTCATCAGCCCCGGTTGGTAGGTAGCTGCTAGGGATTCGTAAACCACGTACGAGCTTATTAGTAAAATATCTAAGGTCATCAATTTCTCCTAGGTTAGTACCACCTGGTAGTGTTTCAACTTTTGATCCACGCCCTTCAGCAGTTTGTGGAAAGAAGTAGTCTTCGTTGATTGACAGTGGATTGTAAGAACTGTCTATGACGTTTGTGCCGCCACCTGTCGCCGATGGGATACGTCTTTGATGTATTTCCGTTTTAACACGCTCCACAAACTGCATAGCAAGGTGTGAAGGCATGTTGCCCACATCAACGTAGAATACTCTGCGCTCAGGCGCACGTTGGACACGATAGATAATAATTGCATCTTCAAGCAGTTCCTTCTGCTTGTAAACTTTAAAAATAGTTTCTAATAAACTGTTACCAAAAGGATAGTTTTGATCCAATC